AACCAGTAAACCAAAATATCAGAGTAGGCAAAATCTACTGGGCGGGAGCTTTCGGCTCTAACAACAACCGTCTTCATGGTCGCCTTTCTGGCATAACTGGTTAATAGGAGGATTACATTATGACATTAGAAACTATTAGCCCGGTGTATTTTGAATCAGTATCAGCCATCACGGCAACTCCAAACGTTGAGCTCGGCTCTCGTCGCACCGATTCAAACGGCAACAAGTATGTTTACGTTTACAACGCAGGGAATTATGAAATCTGGCCAGGACGTTGTGGCTATCTTGGAAGCTCAAACAGCGGCTATTCCATCACAGCAACCAACGCCGCAAGCCAAGTCGGTATCTTTGCCGGTGGCGTACATCACGCTACACTGACAACCAATGCCTATGGCTGGCTCATGACTGAAGGATGCTGCGCAGTATCTCCCGATACTTCTGAAGTGTCTTTTGACGCGGGCGACTATCTTACAGTTGCGGTCAATGATGGTTATGGCCCAATGACAGGGGCAACCCTTTCAACAGGAAACCGCATTGGTGTTTGTATCTCTTCCGGTGTTACTCAAGCGGGCGCAACTTTTGCCGCCGACTTGGGCAAAGCTTGGATCAGATCTGATATTTGGTAATAACTTTTAAGGGATTGGGTAGTAATGAAAAAAGTCAAAAAAGCAGAAATTTTACTACAGTACGCGCCATTGATTGAAAAGCCGCCGATACCACCGGCGCACCTTCATCAAAAGGCTTGCCAGAACGATGGCGTCACGATTGCTTCGTGGCGTCAAATCTGGCTTGATAACGTGAAAGCAAATCATGAGAGATTTGGTGATTTTAAAGCTATGGGCATTGGCCAGTTGTTTGGTCAGTTTTCGCATCTTCCGGTTGTGGTTGCCGGCAGCGGCCCAAGCCTTAAACGCAACGCTCATAAACTCAAAGGACGCAAGCGGCAGATGAAAGTCATTAGTTGTTTGCATAACTATCATTACTTTGAGGATTTAGGTGTTGAGGTTGATTACTACGTCACTCTTGATAGTGGGCCAATCGTTATTGATGAAGTGACTGAAGGCGGCAAACGATCAGAGCAAGAGTATTGGGATAGTACGAAAGACAAGAAGCTTCTTGCCTTTATCGGCACCGACCCAAAGCTATTTGATAAATGGCAGGGGGAAATTTACTTTTTTAACTGCCCAATCTCTGACAAAGGTATGTCCGATTTATCAGATGAGATAAATTTCCATACTTACATCGGCACCGGCGGAAATGTGTTGGGAGCTTGCACATATATTGCAAAAGCGATATTTGGCGGCAATCCTATCATTTTTGTCGGAGCTGATTTTAGCTTTGCCAACTACAACGTCGAAAAGCCAAAGTTTCACGCTTGGGATAGCTCCTATGATAAAGATATGGGGCATACTATTCCAATGGTTGACATTTACGGTAATCGGTGTTTGAGCTGGCCAAGTTATTCCAACTTCAAAGCTTGGTTTGATTATATTATTATGGTTGTGCCGGGGCTTTGGATCAATTGCACTGAAGGCGGCACCCTGGGGGCATACTCCGAGGGGGTTTTGCAAAAAGTGCCACCGATGGATCTCGAGGATTGCTTGCGTATGTACGAAATGTATGAAGAAATGCGCGAACAATGCGAAGATCCAACAACGACAAACAAAAAGCTACTTTTTTAGGAGTTTAAAATGGCTTATACAATTAACCGAGTGAAAAAGACCGTTACGGGTGACTTGAGGATGGTAATCCTTTCATGCACAGCTGACGCGGCAACTCAAAACATTGAAACCGGCCTAGATCGTGTTTATGGAATGTGTTGCACGCCTGTTTCAATGGCGACCTTCAATTCTCATAGTATGTACCCAAACGTGCTCGCTGCCGGCACAGCTTCAGCGGGTTATGTATCAGTGACCGGTATTGCTAGTGGCGATGAGTTTCAGCTTGTATGTTTCGGCACCTAATCGGAGGCTTAAATGGCTACATTTATTAAAAGCCTGACAGTTTCAATTGATTCCAACAGTACGCTATCCGAGGCGATCCAACTTGGTGAAAACGGATATGATCGCGTCTTTTTGGAAGTGCCCACAATGTCAACCGCTGCCGCGCTTCGTGTGTATGGTAGCGGCGACGGGACATCGTACAAGTACATTCATGGCAGCGATCTTCATAGCGCCGTGGTTGGTGGTAGCACAATGGTTGTGCAATCAGCTCCAAACGGTTCTATTGTTAATCTGCCGACTTGGATGCCATACATGAAGCTACAGGTTACAGGCACCGTTTGTGCTTCATGTGATTTTAAAGTGTTTGCAGTATTAAACCAGTAACAAAGCAGAGGTAAAAAAGATGCCACAAATCAGAATTTGGAACGATAACACAGTACCATATAAAGAGCGTTTTCGAGAGCAAGACATTAATATCTTGCCCGGCAAGTTCATCGACATGGAAGCCGACGACGCCATTCAATTCCTCGGCACCTATTCGCCGATTAAAGTTGACGGCAGCGGCAACCCTACAAGGGAAAGCATGAAGATGCTACGTCGTGAGTTCATCGAACCGCTTTTTGACGATGGAACCAATAGTTTCAATGCCTCAGAAGATTTTAAATGTAATGTTTGCGGCAAAAAATGCGTCGATCAAGAACATTTAGATGGCCACATAAACGCCAACCATTTGAATGAAATGATCGACAAAAAAGAGGCCGCAAGACGCAAGGGACGGTAATGTTCACAAAAACATACACGCATGAAGGCGAAGGCGTTACAATCAAGGGGCGATGGACTGCCGAGTTGACCGACGAGTTCGGCAACTTAAAGGATCGCAAGGAAGGCGATAACTTGGTTGTAACAAACGGCAAGGAATATCTTGCCAATTTTTTGCAATCTGCCACCACATCGGCGGCTCAATTTACGATGAATTTCGTAGCAGTTGGGTCGGATAACACTGCCGCGGCGCTTGGAAACACTGCGCTCGGCACTGAGCTTGCAAGGCATACAGGGACGGCCACCTACACAAGCGGGGCGATCTATGAAGTGGTTGCCACGTTTGAAGCTGGAGTAGGTACCGGAGCGATTGTCGAATATGGATTGTTTTCGGCAAACGCAGGGGGGACTATGTTATCACGCGATATTGAAGACGTGATAAACAAAGGCGCAAGCGATACGTTAACAGTGACCGCACAAATTACGGTTGGTTGATGGCAGATTTAAGCATAACAATAGCCAACAATGTTTTATTTGTTGGCTACAACCCAACGTCAGAATGGGGGACTCTTGAATGGGGAACCGATTGGTGGCGTTTTAACGGTGAAACGCTTCAAGAGGTAGATAAGTCGATTAACTTCGGATCTACCACTTTGAGCGATGCGCCGATTAAAGACATTGAGCATCTTAATGATTTAGGATCTACTCTTTTGTCTGATTCGATTACAAAGAGCCAAACGCGCTCAATTTCCGACAGTTTTAGCTTTTTATCTGATATGACAGAGCTATATTTAACTGATCGAAATGGGTATTACACGGTTTTTAAAGGTGACGTAATCAACTCGGATGATAGAGTGAGCTCCACATGGTCGGCTAGTGCCGCCATAAGTTCCTCATGGACACCCGCTGCGAGTACGTCGACCGTTTGGAGTTGACATGACACCCACACAGATTGAAACAATGGCCCGCCGGCAGTATAACGCCGTTGGCGACACCTTTTTCTCGCAAGCCGAGATAAACGATTATATTTACAAAGCCCAAATGGAGTTTTGTAAACACGCGTTTATGCTGAAAAAGACATACAGCACAACGACGGTTGCGGATCAAAAAGAGTATTCTATGCCGTCGCAAACCATTGCGATCAAGCGCCTTGAAGTCGATGGGTATAAGGTTGAGCCGATCAGCTTCAACGAAAACGATGATTTGACGGTTTTAAACGATGCCAGCGCCTTGGCCGGCAATACTGATTATTATTACCAGTGGGGCACGTCGTTTTTCTTCACCACAGCGCCAACAACAACCGGCTTGACAATTAAAGTATATACATACTCAATGCCGCAACCAGTAGACACCACAAGTACCATTGAGGTTGCTGAAGAGTATCACCTTGACATTGTTACATATGTATTGATGCAAATGGCTCTCAAGGATGAAAACGCACCGGCGGCAAGAGCCTATGAGGTGACTTGGCTAAAGGCGCTTTCGGATGCGAGAAGGCTGGAAAGGCGCAAGCAATCGGCAGATAGTTTCAAACGCGTAAGAATGGCGGACTAAATGGCGAAAAAAGGATTTAAACGCACATATCCAAACAACGGGCGCGTGATGTTCGACGGCGGCTTGAATAACAAGTTTGAGCGTGCTTTGATCCCGGACAATGAAAGCCCGGATTGTGCGAATGTGATATTTAACAACGGGGCGGTTGAAACTCGCGAGGGGTTCACAGTTATCAATACGGCAAGTGTTGGAAGCCATGTATGCGACGGGCTTTACACTCGCCACGACACGGACGGCAGTGAAACTATGTGTGCGTGGTTTGCCGGCACGCTTTACACGCTTGACAGCACAAGTCTTGTCACGGTGGGCTCGGCGCAAAGCATCTGGACAGCCGGTGTCCGGGTGGGCGCGGCAGAGTATGAAGATCATATCTTTTTCGGCAACGGCAGCAACCCGCCGATGAAATACGACGGCACCGAGTTCACACGCCACGGGGTTCCGGCACCAAGCGGGACGGTATCGGCGGTCTCTGACACGTCAAGTCAAGGCACGCTTACGGGCTCGTATTCTTGGAAGTTTAGCTATGTGAATAGCCAAGTGGTTGAGGGGGATATTGGTGCGGTTATCACACTTCCAGCGGCGGCAAGTGCACAAGTGCTACTGTCTGACATTCCCACAGGCCCGACAAGTTGGGGCGTTAATATCCGCAAGATTTACAGAACAGAAGCGGGCGGAGCGACCTATAAGCTTGTCGACACAATTTCAGACAATAGCACAACAACCTATGTCGATACAAAAGACGACAGCGAGCTAGGGTCAACGGCCCCAAGTGACGCGGGCGAGCCACCATACTATTCAACGGTGATTTATCATGCAAACAGACTATTTTTTAACGATCCTGCTACTCCTAATTTTGTGTGGTTTTCAGATTTGGCAGAGCCCTACACTGTGCA